AGGTAGAAGAAAAAAAAATACAACAAATCAATAAATAGTTGTTGTTATATGATTATTTGATGTATAGTGTGTGTGTAGTTCAACTTAATTAGGTTCTTACATAAGGGGTATAAGATGGATCAGGTTCAGCAGGAAGTCAAACTTTGCATCAACTGCAAACATCTCAAAGACATTAAATGTCATCGCCCAGATGGCGTGTCTTTAGTCACCGGCCTAGTGAAATTTAACGATATGTTCGCCGAAAGCGAGCGTTCGTGGAATCACGTTGGTTGTGGTGCCAAAGCTAAATACTTCGAGCCAAAGGAGTAAGCCATGTCCCAGAGCCAATGGATTTTACAGGCTCTGGAGCAACGCCCCCTCACGCCTTTAGAGGCGCTTCATGGGTGCGGATGTTTCAGGTTAGCCGCCAGGATCAAAGAATTACGCGAACAAGGCCACGACATTAAAACCAAGTCACTCATCCTGCCTGACGGCAAAATTGTGGCTCAATACACTTTGGAGGTGACGAAATGAACAAGCATACACCAGGACCGTGGTATCACAGAAAAGCTATACGATCTGGGGAGTTTACTGTTCAAGATCGCGGATCATCAGGTGGGTTTGCTCCAATTGCTCGCATTAAAGGTGACAAACGCTCAACACTTGCTCAGGCCGAAGCTAACGCACGTTTGATTGCTGCGGCACCGGATTTGCTTGACACATTAGAAACGTATTTAGCTCTAGGCCATGTGATGACAGATGAAGATTTGGGGGCATGGATTGATAAAGCGATATCCGCAATTGATAAAGCGAGGGGATTGTAATGAATACAAGATTACGATATTTGGCTATGGAAGCACACTTGCCGGCTTGTCACACAACACATCCGATTGCGCTTGCACGGTTTGCAAAGTTAATTCGTGAAGATGTTGTTGATGACTGTGTTTTTTTTATTAGACAAATGGTGAAAAACGGTTACTTAACTGGTGAGGCTTTAAACCAGTTGGAGAAATCTAAAGGTGAACGTCCTCCTTGGTACAAATATGCTACCGATCAAGAAGTGTTGAATGAAGTAAAACTGAGAAACTTAAATAAGGATGTGACATGAACGATAGAGACGATTTTGAACCATCAGTACGCAATGCAGCCTGGTGGGCATCAGATACACGCCAGGCAGCTAACGGTAAAGCTATTGACCAAATTCTCATTAAACAAGGAAAGCAAGCACCACCAGACCTGTCTGACATTGAGGCCGTGCAGATGGGACACGTCATGCAGCCAACCATCTTACGCTTGGCTCAGAACGCTATGAAGGTTGAAGTCAAAGATGCCGACTATATGCTGACTCATCCTACTGAAAGTTGGTTTCGCTCTCACTTTGACGGGATTACGGCTGATGGAACAATCCTGGTTGAAGCCAAAAACTACAACGCTGCCACACGCAACAAGTACGACTTTGAACAAGGTCGCATCCCGCCAGCCGACTACGCGCAATTAGTTCACGAAGCAGCGGTGCACAACGTCAACAAAGTCTGCTTTGCAGTCCTATTCGGCGGTCAAGAGTTTAAGCACTTTGTCTTTGAGATTTCAGAAGCAGAAAAGACAGAACTTATCCAAAAGATGGCCGTCAATTGGTCGCACGTTAAGTTAGGCACCTTGCCAACACCGGAGTCAGTTGATCAAACCAAACTGGTCTATCCAGTTAGCACTTCTGGCGTGATTACAGCCACGCAGGACGTTGAACACGCCATTGAACAGCTAAAGGTGCTCAAATCCAAAATAAAGGAGCTGGAGACCGTTTACGAAGGTTGGGAAGTGCAGATTAGAAACTACATGACTGATAACGAAGAAATCAGGAGTATTGATGGCTCGACGCTTGTCAGTTGGAAATCATCTAAGTCTAGCGCACGGTTCTCAGCGGAGTTGTTTAAGGCCGCTATGCCGGACATTTATAAGCAGTTTGTCATCGAAGCAGCCGGCAGTCGTAGGTTTTTAATTAAATAAGGAGAGCAATTGTGAGCAATATCGTACCGTTTCAAGAAATGCAACAAATGGCTAAAGCTATTGCAGATAGCCGACTATTCGGTTTAACAGACATTAATCAGGTGTTAGCACTTGGCATGGTCGCACAAGCTGAAGGCCACGCCTTTGCTACGGCAGCCCGTGATTATCATGTTATTCAAGGCCGTCCTGCACTCAAGGCCGATGCCATGATGGCGAGGTTTCAGGCAGCTGGTGGAAAAGTTAATTGGGAGATTTATACAGATGAGCGTGTCACCGGGACTTTTAGCCATCCGAATGGTGGATCTCTTAGCGTCACTTGGACTATTGAACAAGCAAGATCGATTGGACTTGTTAAGCCAGGTAGCGGCTGGCAAAAGTTTCCAAGAGCTATGCTCCGGTCACGCTGTATTTCAGAGGGCATACGCAGCGTATATCCTGGCTCAGTTACAGGGTTCTACAGTCCCGAAGAAGTCGAAAACTTTGAACCCGTAAAAACAAAGGATATGGGGCGCGTAGAAAGCGTTGTGTTGAAGCCTTTGCATGAAGTCTATAAACCACTACCTGATCCGTCAGAAATGGCCGCAGAGGACGTTTTAGACGCTCCTGAAGCCGATTATGGTGAAGTTGCACCACCTGAGTTACCGTTATATGTGCCAGGCACGGATAAACCGCATCAATACGTTTTTGACGCTGAAGACTTTATTCGTGAATTCGGTAATTTGTGCGACAGAATCGGGAAATCGAAAAAACTTGAAGGGGGGGAGAAGTTTGAGAAATGTAAGGCCCTCGCCCGTGCCAATCAAGATTTTATTGACAAGATGACTGAAATCCAAAAAACAGTACTTAACCGCATGATCGCAACAGCAGGAGAAACCGTATGACCTCGCACATTCCAACCCCTGGCAAGGGTGTTATCTTCCAAAATTCTAAGAAGACTACAGAGCGGCATCCAGATTGGAAGGGGCAGCTCTTAGTGACCAAAGACTATAAGGTGGGTGACACCGTTAAGTTTACAGGGTGGACTAAGCAATCAGCCGTGGGGCAACTTATTGCTATTGCCGAAGACACGTTCATCCCTGACCCTTTGTGGCGCGAGAAGCTAGAGGCTAAGAAGAAGGAGGAGCACGCGGCCAGCTACCCTCGCGAGGTTAAACCCTTTAACGATGATGAAGAAATCCCATTCTGATGCGACACGTTCTACGTCTTCCTTACCCGCCTAGTATTAACAACTACTGGATCGCTAGTGGCCATCGCAGGTTTATATCTAAGCGAGGGCGTGACTTTAAACTAGCGGTACAAGAGTATGTTGCACTGCACCAATTGGAATCTTTTGGTGGGGCGGGAGTAGAGGTTGATATTGTCATCAGACCTCGGGATGCACGCTTGATGGATATTGACAACTCTATCAAGCCTATTCTCGATGCGTTGCAAGATGCGGGACTCTTTGACAATGATGCACAGGTGGCCACTGTGACTTGCCATAGAGGGCCTGTCATGAAGGGTGGGGGCGGTTGCATAGTGATCGTCACCGATGAAATACCACGTACAGAAACAATTTAATCAACAATAAGGGTATATAAATGTCTAGTCCTAAAGTTCTCATCGCCACCCCTATGTATGGTGGCCAGTGCGCGGGTTTTTACACGCAGTCGCTGCTCAACCTTCCTGCAACGCTCAAGGAGGCTGGCATCGAGTCGATGTTTACGTTTATGTTTAATGAATCACTCATTACCCGTGCGCGTAACGCTCTGGCTAACGCTTTCTTGAAGTCAGACTGCACGCACCTCATGTTTATTGATTCTGATATTGGTTTTAACCCTGCTGATATCGTCAAAATGGTTCAGGCCGATAAGAATGTGATCGGTGGTATCTATCCTAAGAAAGAGATCAATTGGAATACGGTCAAGCGTGCAATGGATAACGGTGTTGAGAACAATATGCTCAAACACTTTACCGGCAGTTTTGTCGTCAACTTGGTGAACTATGCAACAGAGGTCACGGTGCCTGTTGACCAACCGGTCGAGATCATGAACGCCGGCACAGGTTACTTGCTCATTAAGCGCGAGGTGTTTACAGAACTAGAGCCTCATGTACCGCATTATTTCAACGACGTACACGACCTTGGCAACACCATGCAAGCCCGTGACAAGATTCATGAATACTTTGCGACCTCGATTGAAGAAGAAACAGGCCGCCTTTTGTCTGAGGACTATCATTTCTGCGCGATCTATCGCAAGATTGGTGGTCAAATCTGGGCAGCACCTTGGGCTGTTCTCACCCACGTTGGCACCTACGCCTTTGAGGGAAGGTTGATCCCCGCACCATGACACACTTCACTCAAGACTGGTTCAGCCACAACATTACTAATTTTGAAGCTATCAAAGCGTTGTTGCCTGAGTGCAAAAGCATCTTAGAAATAGGATGTTTTGAAGGTCGGGCAACGTGGTGGATGCTAGAGAATATGCTTGCACCCACGGGCAAAATGGTCTGTCTTGACACGTTTAATGGCTCTGAAGAACATTCAAACATTAACCTAGACAATACTTATTTCCGTTGGCAAGTTAATGTTGATGAAGTCCGTGGCAAAGATCAAGTAACTGAATGTTACATTGGCAAAAGTTACGACACGCTTGCAGGATTGATTGCTGGCCAAGAAGAGTTTGATTTTATCTACATTGATGGCAGCCACACCGCCCCCGATGTAATGACAGACGCTTGCATGGCTTGGGGGATGCTCAAACAAGGCGGCATCATGCTGTTTGATGATTACTTGTGGGAAGATGTGCATGGCATCTTGCACCGGCCTAAGCTTGGCGTAGATTACTTTACCACTCTGTTCTCAGAGCAGAACCAACTTGTATTACTTGGCTACCAACTGGCGTTGCGTAAACTTTAACGCTTGGCGGTGCGTTTGCTCTTCTTAAAGGCTTTAGCAGTAGGCGCACCTTTACTACCAGGCTTTCTCATCCGCTCGCCAGACCCTTTCTTGATCCGTGCACGCTTGCGGTGGATATTGGCATACAAACCGTCTTTCATCTTCTACACCCCCATCTGCGGCGAGCTGCTTTGCCACGCTCACCCTTCCATGACTTTGATCTTGCACAAAACGACTTATGGCGTGGACTCTTTGGGTCTTTTGTTGGTGCCTTGAGCTTGCTACCCGTCGCACGATTGGTCTTGGCTCGACCCTTGGCCGTTAATCCCGCCCCCCTTGATGCGGGTAACTTCTCACCCCTGCCAACAGAAAGATTAGGATTCTTAGCCATCTATCTCACCATAATGAGTGCTGCGTCTTTGACATGAGCAACTCGATTAAGCCACCCTTTCTCATACTTAGGGTTGTTTAACCCTTTGTAGAAGTTTATCTTTTGCTGGCTAAATTGTTCAATCAAATCTTTAGGATCGTGCGTAATCGTTGCCGCATAAGTCAGTGGGCCTAATTGACCATCTGGATAGGCACCCACCGCACGTTGCAAAAACAACACACATTGAGCCACCCCAGTGTTCACCGCACAATCAAACAAAAGGTAGTCAACACCGGTAAATTGTCTATCACCCCAAACCTTGTCCCAGTACAAACGTTTGTAGAGCGGTTCAACATCCGCTTTGGTTAATGACTTCATTTCATCAATCGTTGCCTGACGCTGAACGTAGATTTCCCATGT